CATTAAAGAAGTTACGGAAACCAACGTGCACGCCAATCTCGTGGAGCAATACGCCAAGGCCGTGGCCTTTACCAATGTTGTTAGCAAACAATACTGCACGTTCATTTTCAGCAAAACCTTTGGCGTCCAAAGGAATCTTTTTTGCGTATTTGGGATTTTCTTTTATGAAAGCTTCAACACTGTTGTAGATTTTTACGTTGCCGCGTGCGGTCACGTCGGTGCCCATGGCTTCGTCAAGCTCCGCCTTCAGGGTCTTGGCGTCTGTGCCTGTTGTTGACTCGCCTCGTGAGAAGTTAAAGTCACCGCCAAAGTCAAAGCTACCTTGTGTCTTACCTTCACCTGCACGGCCTATGTCTGCTTCTTCACGATCAATTGAACCAAAGTCAAAGCGGTCAACAATTGTTTTAGCAGCAACAGGTTCAAACAATCGTTCAATACTCTTCTCAGACAGCGTGCCAGCACGCAACGGTTTGCCTTTGGCTTGGCCAGTGGAGCTTAGCGTTGTTGCGGGTTTCTGTTTGCGTTTTGGTTTGCCCTCAATAAGCACGTCTGCCTGCGCTTCAATAGAAGCAATGGTTTGCAACACACCAACTTTTGCCTGCGCGTTGATGACATCTTCTAATTCAGACTTAGGATCGTTAATGATTTTCTTAAGTTCAGCTTCAGTATCCGGGCCGGGAATACCTTCAGCCTCAAACAACAAATCAGCAATTTGGTCGCCGTATGTTTTAAATATCTGTTCCTTACGAGCAGTGCGCGTAAACGCGTCTTCTTCGCGCTCCATTGCTTCTGACGCTTCTTTGCGCAAACGCTCTGCTTCTTTTTCAGCAGAAGTCTCAATGCGGTCGACTTTGCCTTCTTCACGCTTGATGCCTTCACCGCCCAGCTTGTCTTTCCAAAACTCTTCCATCTGTTGTTGGTCAGACTTAGCAACCTTGCCAAACTCTGTAGCTCGTTTCTCAGCAGCTTTAACAACGTCCTTCTGCGCCTTCATATTCTTTTCAGCTTGTCGGTACGCAAAAGGATACGAATTCGGATTGTCAAAAATGCTCTCCCCGCGCATGGCGGCAAGATTTGATTCTTGCATCTCCAAGTACTGGCGTTCAAATTTAACGTTGCTGTCAAGCATGGCTTGGACAACAACTGTTGCGCCATCAAACTCCCCATAACGTCTGAGCGTTAGTTTGGTTAAATCAAACGTCTGTGTTTTAACTTGCTTCTTGAGATCGTCAATGACATCTTTCTTTTCTTCGTACCGGAACAATTGGTACGTGGCCAACTCTGTGCGATTAGCGCCATCTTCTTGTGCTAACACTTCGTCAAAACGTTTTTTAATCTTGTCTAGTTCTGCCTGCTCTTTGTCAAGAGTCTTCGTAGCAGCTTCAAGGCTCTTGCTTACTTCGGCAATCTGTGGGTCAAGTAGTGCGGCGCGAGCAGCTTCCATATCACCACGAGCTTTAGCAATTCCTTTTTCTACAGCAGCTTGATATTCACTACGTTGTTTCTGAACAGCTTTCTCAGAGTTAATTAACGCTTTCTGTTCAGGGGATACAATTAAAGAGCCTTGCATAACATCTTTAAGCTGCTCAAGAACTTTACGCAATGGGGCTACACGATCGTCCAGTGCCTTTGCAGCCGCCCGAACATTTTCATTGGTGTCCTGCATAAACGCTAATAACTGATTGTCAGCATCTTGAAGACGGCGTCCTTGAGCCAACAGTTGCACGGCTTCATCAAACTGCTGCTTATACTCCGTTAATTGTTTTGTATTAAAGGCTGTTACCAACCGCGAAGCGGTCTGTTCTTCTTTTCTGGTTAAAGGTTGACCTCTGCGATATTTTTCTAAAATGACTTTTTCTTCTGCAGTTGTGCCTGCTTCTGGCATACCTACAAATATTTTTGCCAACTGCTCATCAGTCCAACGGCTAGTGTCTTTCCAAAAGTATTGCGTATCTTGGACAATGCTGTCCATGCGGTCTTTGACTTTTTCAATAAACTGCAAACGTCTAGCCAATGTAGCTTTTTTGCCAAGACGTTGTTGTTCAGATTTAGCAAACAATGCCCGCGCTTTTTCAAGAGCCGCCCAAACAGGCTTGATGCGTGGAGAGTTAGCAAAGTTCTTTGGTGTTGCGCGGATGTAGCCAATATCTTTTTCCGTCTCAGGGAATAAAGCCTTCTGTCCTTCAGGCACAGTCTCAGTAGCGCGGATAGCGTCCTTGATGGCTTGAATGTCTACCTGCTTAACGTCGCGTCCTGCAACGATGGCGTCAACCACGGGCTCAACTTTGTCCAATAGATTGCGAGTAGCTTTGCCTGCGTCCATAATATCAACGGCAGCATTGAGCGCATCACGGGCACCGGGGCGCATACGCCCCATCTTAGACATCTTGTTGCGTACAAACTCTGTACGGCGACGCAGTTCTCCGCCAAGCGTGGTGGCTGTCTCGCCGCGAGCTTCAGCAGTCTTCTTGGCTTCCTCCGAAGCAAACTGGACATTGAGCGGTTTGGCTTCTACTTTCTCAACTTTGCGCGGCGCTTCGTCTGTCAACTTGTTTCTGGCTGCAATGATGATTGCTCTGAAGTGTTTGATTTCAGCTTCGCTAATTTTAGAAACTTCATTTAAGCGGAGGTCTGCGGACGCAGTAGGAGTCCACTTCCAAAGAAACGGGGGCATCTTTTTAGACAGCTCCCGAATAGTGTCTTGGATAGCGGCGTTTGAACGCTTATCTAAATCGGCTGTAGCTGAACCTTCAACTATTGTAGTGATTTGGTCTTTTAACGCTTTTATTTTTGGCGTATCTATTTTTTTCCAACTACCACTGAACCCTTGTCCAGCCGGTGGTGGTGGTTTTATGTCGCTGTATTTACGTTCAGTAACAGCCGCACGCACAATCTTGTTTGCCCGCATTTGCGCAGGCTGAACAATCACGTTTTCGTATGTTGGCCGCTCAGTAATCTCAGCAACGGGCTTGGCTTTAGAACGCTCAATCCAGTTGTTAAAGGTATCATGAAGTTTAGACGCGGCAACGAGCGCTTCGTCTGTTGTCAGTGCAGGCTTGTTTAAAGCACGGCGGTGAATGGCAGCTTCTTGTAGAGCCGCTTTAATAAAATCAGCACGAGCGTCTTCTGCACGTTTAACCAAACCGGCTTCTGTATTTGCGCCAGTCATATCTCTGCCAAGCGTCTGCTCTGTCTTTACGCCAAGCGTTGCATCTTCTACTCTTGCCATGGCTTCTTGTTGCGCACGGCGAGCGTTGATAAGTTCACGAGCGTAAGACGCACGGGTGTCTTCTTCAGCAGGCCCGCGCTTCAACCCTTTGGTATCCGTACCGGCGGGTTTTTCTCGAACCATTGCGTTTAGCTGGTCGTTGGCAGCGCTGAGCTTTTGGAAAGCTTCCATAGCCGCATCTCTATTGCCTTGACGTTTAAGCGCACGGTATTCGCTATCAGCCTTCTCCGCATTCTCAAGCAGTTGTTCAACTGTTCTGCGCACTGTAGACGCTTCGCGTAGGGGCCTGAGGTTCTCACTTACCTTGACCGCAGACTGCCCTGACAAAGCTTGCTCAAACATTGGGTCAAGATAATCAAAGTTAGGCTCAGCCGTTCTCTTTTGCTCTTCAACTTGTTCTTCCGACGCACGCAACAAAGCAAACTGATCTTTTGGCGTAGTAAGTTTTTGTTGGTCAAGCGCCTGTTCTTGCGAACGTTGTTGCATAGCTGTCTTGGCTTCTGCGGCTATGCGAGATTTTAAAGAGTCGTAAATTTCTTCGCTGCGCAACAAAGGCTTGTTGTCCTTTGTCATTGGAAGACCTTCTAGCGTAGGCCTTGTTTGTAAAAGCTGTTGTGCAGAAGCAAAGTCCTGCATCAAATAGTCTGTGTAGTCTTTAATAGCTTCCGACTTGTACTTGGGCGCGTAACTGGCCGCAGTATTCATCTGGTCATTGGCCAAAGCAATACGTTGATTGCCATACTCCGCAACTTGTTGTCGAGGAGTCAACTGCGCCGGTGGTCTTGGCGGTGTAGCAATCTGTTGCTCATACAACTCAGGCTCCAACGCTTTCTTCTGCTCTTCTGTCTCAGGATCCAGACCAAACGCGTATTCTTGCGGTGTAAGCTTGGCAACACGCTCTTGCTCGGCCATCTGGCCAAGCATGCCTTTGGCTTTGTAGTAGTCGTCAGCCAACGGCTCAATTTCTTTATTTAACTCTTTTATTTGTGCATTGATCTGCGTATTAAACGCTTTGTCCGCATCGTACGAGGGAGACGTTTTTTCAATCTTTTTAATCTGCGCAATTAGGTCTTGCTTTTGTTTAGCCAGTACGTCGTAGTCCTGCACAACTTTCTTAGCGTAGTCGGGCGATTCTTTAAACTTGCGCTCTTCTTCAAGGCGTTGCTCTTCTTCCGCACGAAGCTTTGCAAACTCTTCTTGTTGGGGTTTACCTGCACCTTTGGCACGACGACCAAGCGCTAAATCAAACAGGCCCTGCGCTAATCCACCGACCGCGCCGCCATAAGCAGCAGACTCGCCAACGCCTTCAATGATTTCTTGGTCAGGCTTATAGATGCCTTTGGAGATTAAGTTTTGCGCAGCTTGAGACGCGGCTTCCTGTGCGGCTTCCTCACCACCAGCCATCAATGCCCGTTTGACATAGGATACAGCGCCATCTTTAATTGGTTCTGATATGCGTCCCAGAATACGGGCGGGGGCGAACATCTCGCTAATACCAACCACTGAACCCAAAGCTGTAGCGCCTGCACGTTGTTCGTCTGTTGCTCCGCCAGCTTCAGCACGAGTACGAGCTTCTCCGGCACCTGCGCCTGCACCAAGCGCACCCATACCAACACGGCCTGCCAAACCTAGTGGGCCAAGACCTAAGAACGGAATGATTGAACCGGTAGCTTCACCAAACTTGCGCCCAACAGTATCCTCATAGCCTGCGGAAGCTTCAAACGGTTTTTTGGCAGAACTGGCAAGACTTGCAATGCCAGCGCGAGCAGATTTTTCGGTTTCTTCAGGGAGTAGCGCAGATGCGCCAATAGCCGCGCTTTCTACCAAATTGATAGCGCCGGGGGCTAGACCTTTAAAGAACTCTTTGGCTTGACCGCCAACCGTAACTTCTTTTTTCTCGGGTTCTTTGGTTTTAAAAGAATCTGGGAACTGGCGTTGCGCTCGCGCATAAGCTTCTTGAGGCGACTCCCCATCCTTCATTAACAGCGAGTTTCCGTCTGGTAGGGGCAGGTATTGAGCCATGGTGTTCCAAATTGTGCGGCTGTTGACAAATCTCCAATAAGGCCGAACTTACGGGAGGATGTAGCTATTCTACTGACCTACAAGAACTTGTCCAGTGGGTGTGCTTGTTGGTTTAAGCATGCGCTGCTTAATAATTGCATCAAACTGCGCCGCAAGGTCGGGGTTTGTGGCTTTGATTATCATTGGGTTTTTGAGATACGCTTGCAACTCAGCTTCAAACCCTTTAGCTTCTGGGCCAATAGACGCGTAGTTTTTATAGGACTCGGCAAACTTGGGATCCCTTGCCATGCGGTCAACAATCCTCTCAATACCGGAAGGCGCATTTACCTGCGCATTGGTACGCGCATTTGCGCTTGCAATTTCTGCTGCGGATTTATATAAGCCCGCAGACACTTCTGCACTCTTACCCGTGGCGTTAATAATTGCATCAATGCCGTGGCGCTTGGAAGCACGCAAATAGTCATTGGCTTTGTCTTCGTACATCTGCGTTTCTTTAAGATCGCCTTTAGCTTCTGCACGGCGAGCCTCCTCAATTGCCAACATACCTTTGTTGCGTTCTTTGGCAGATTTTTTAAATTCTTTAAGTGCATCACCGTAATCACCCAGACCAACCATAGCGCCCTTGGCAATGTTTGTAGCAGCGTTAGGAGATTCTCCAGCAGCCATGGCCAAGAAGCCCTTCATCAAAGACATCAAACCGGCCTTTTCTTTGTCAGTCGCGTCCTGCATTTCCTCGCCTTTGAGCAGCTTCTCGTAGCCCGCCATAGCAGGGCCTTGCGCTTTGTTAAACGCGGCTAGCTTCTCAGCACGGGCTTCTTTTTCGTTGAAGATGTCTTGACGGTCTTGAGCTTGCTGTTGCTCAAGCGTGCCTTTAATGCCCTTAAGATCAAAAAACTTATCGCCTAAATTCTGAGCATCTTTAATGGACGCCCCGCCTGTAGGCAAGTTAATTTGAGGTGCAGGCGCAGTTGCTGGGGGTACTTTATTTGCCGCTGGCTTTGTGGCCGGATACCGATTAAGCATTGCGGCTTCTTCCGCATTTTTTGGCTCAGAAGGAGTTGTGTACCTAGCGTTTGTCTGTGCAAGCTTCTTAAGATTCTCTGTTGGGTCGTACGCCGTAGGTGCAGTGGGTGCAGTGGGTGCGGTAGGTGCAGTGGGTGCAGTAGGTGCAGTAGGTGCAACCATTGATGCTGAATCTTGTTTTTTATTACGTAACGGGCTTCCTTCTAACATTTGTTTCTGTTCTTCTTTTAGGTAGGAACTCTCTTGCGCAGCCTGAATCTTGCCCACAACGGCTTTTACGTCTGGGCTAAACTGCATTCTCGTGCCCATAGCCATTTCCGTGGCTTCCTGCTGGTATTTACTCAACAACTCAGGAGGAACGCCCGTGACAGACCCGGTCGCCCCGTTGTATCGAGCAACACCGCCCTCAGACATACGAACCACAGGCTCGCTTTGCTGAGCAAAGTTAAACATGCCGCCCATACCGCCCGTGGCCATACCTTCTTCATCGTCTGCGTATCCTGCAATACCGCCATCAGCCATGCTCTGCATATTGGGTGTGGGGATCTGTGCAATGCCTTGGTTCTCTGGAAGCTGTTGCTGAGCCATACCAGCAATGTTTTGATCTACAACAGTAGGCTGTTGGCCAACTTGTCCCTGCGCTGCCGTACGCAATTGTTTGCGGCGGTCTGATTCTGACTTTGCCAACGACAAAATGTACGGGTTGTTTTTATGCAACATTGCATATTGCTGCAACGCGGAGTCCGGCTGTAAACCAGCCAACGTCTTTGTAATCAGGTTGACGTCAGGTGTGCCAATAGGCGTCTGTTGTGTGTAAGCCATGTTTAATCCTGACCCATTTGATAGATAGCCAAGTCAGCCAACCCAGAAGGACGGCGCTCCAAGTCGCCGGTAGCTCCACCAGCCGCACCAAACAACTTAGCACCAGTCAATGCCGCACCACCTAAACCAACCGCTTGAGAAATAGCTGACGGGGGTGTCTGGTACATAGAGCTTGATTGCTGAGTCAATGGCAGGCCGCGCAAAATGTCAGACATGAAACCCATCTGTTTGTAAGGCGCGTTCTGGTAGTTCAGGAAGTCCTGATACTGATTGTTAAGAATGTTCTGCTGTTGCTGCTGTTGCTGCAAACCGTACTGGTTCTGCATCTGGTTGATGCCCATATTCTGCTGGTACTGCGTATTGCCCAACTGACCCAATGCGTTTGCACCAGTCAAAGCTGTTTGTAGACCTTGAAGTCCCAAGCCTGCGCCAAACTGACCTTGTTGTGCGTTTAGGTTAGCCGCCGCTTGTGTAGCGCCTTGTTCTTGGTTGAACTGCCCCATGCCTTGGGTGTACGCGGCTTGCTGGCCTTGGGCGTAAATATCTCCCAATTGACGGTTTAAGTTGCCCCTAGCCTGACCGCGCATCAGGTAGTCACCACTGCCACCAAACGCACCTGCGCGGGCGGCTTGCGCTCCTTGAGCCTGTTGTGCAATTTGGGATTGACGTACCGCATCTGCTTGTTGACGAGCAACAACTTCACCCATATAGGGGGACATGTAGCTTGCGGCCATGCCCGTACCGGGTGTGTATTTACCAGTAGCCTGATCGTAAGACCCTTGTGTGCCCCCAGTAAACGATTTAGTTTGGAATGGGTTGTATGTGTAGCCCGTATTGAGAGCACCCAGACCGGCAGAACCTGCCATAGCCGTTGCATCTTGCAACTGAGGGGCCCCCTGCATCAATGCCGCATTGTCGTAGGAAAACTGTTGTAAAGGAGAGAACTGCGCTTGACGCTCACCCATGTACTGCTGATAGGGGGTCTGATAAGGGTCAGTGTAGCTTTGCGCTTGCCCCAGCAGGTTCTCGACGTACGGCTTAGCGTAGTCAGGGATTGAGGTCTGCGTCTGCGTTATCTGGGAAATTTGTGGATCAGCCATGATCTATTCCTTATGCGGGAAGATATTTGTCAGCGCGGCTATTGGCCGCTACTTTGTTTTTGCCTGTGGTCTTACCCCGTGCACGTTGTACACGATCCAGCATGGCATAAAGCTTCTTAGCGCCTGCATCTGTTGAGCCATTACCCAACTCAGACACGATGCGTGCAGGCACTACAAACTCACCATCGGCAAGGCGTGCGGGTTGTTGCTTGCGGCCAATGGTTGCAGGGATGCTGTCAGACACACCATCGCCGGGGCCTTTGAGCAAACGACCACCATCAGAGTAACCACCCAGCGTACCCAATCCGCCAAGGGCGTAACCCGTAGCACCACCCATAGCCATATTCTTAGCGCGGTAGTTAAGTTTGCCACGAGAGTAATAACCACCTACAGCATCTACAGCATCGGCGGCGGGGCCTATACTTTCTGACGCTGTCGTAGACGCGGGGCCACCGGCACCACCAACACCTCCGGGGCCAGTACCGCTACCACCACCTCCTCCACCGCCATCACTACCGCCAGCACTGCTATTGTCTACCAACGTATTTATACCAGCCGCTTTATCGTCTTCTTTCTTCTTAGCGGCGGCTTTTGAGCCTGCGCGGAAGTCAGAATACACGCTTGACAGTGATCTTCCTGTGGCATCAGCAATCTGTTGTGCAGAAAGGTTGTTACTTATTGCCCAGTCGTACAAAGCTTGGCCAGACATGGGGGTATCTGTCAACGACTTCTTGATGTCGTTCAGTGACATGCTGTAAGTTACATTGCCTGCGGAATCACGTCCGGGGGCTACGTAGTCAGGATTGACATCCATCTTGCCTGTGGCTTTGTTATAGATATACGGCAGGTTACCCCTTGCTGGGTAGCCCAGTACGGCTTCATCGTATGCTTCTGAAATCCGACCTACACCAGATTTAGTTGGGTACTTAGCGCCGCCTTTACCTGTAAGGTAATCATAAGCCGCTTTAGAATCCCCACCCATACGGTTGAGGTATTTGGCGTTAAATTCTTCAATTGTTTTAAATGTTGGAGATGTGTAGCCCAGACTGCCACCACCCTTGGTGTACGTATCCCGTAGGTTCTGAGAACCTGTAAAGCCACCAACTGGGATGCCGGGGATACGTGGTGAAGTTGTGATCGTGCCGTTGGGATTAACCGTTGCTCCGCCACCAATTTGAGATGGGCCTGTGTTACCAGACACGCCTACGGGCAATGATGATGCTGGCGCTGTGTACAGGTCTGTGGGTACAGTTACGTTAGTACCTGTGTTCTGTGTAGCGTTGATTACGTCCGTGCCACGGCCTGTGGCTGTATTTGTATTTGTATTTGTGTTTGTATTAGTGGTAGTGGTGGTAGTTTTTTTTGCGGGTTCTTCCCACTTACGGCCTTCGTATTTACCATAGCGTTGATAGTGCGTGTACGCAATATCGTTAATGTCAAATTGTGGGTTTGCTGCAAGATAGGCTTTGCCTTCAGCAGAATTTATCCAAGCCCTTACATCAACGTTCATTGGGTCTGCTAAATAATTTGCTGCTTTAGCCATATCAGCCGCAGGTATTTGAGACCCGCCGCTAAGTGGGCTTTTAATATCGTCGTCACTTATACCGTATCTTGCTTGATGAGTATCAATTTGAGCTTGCGTTAAATTAGGAGTTGCAAACCCCTTCATAATATTTGATTGCATTCCGGCCAAACCACCAGCCCCGGGCATTTCACTCGCGTGGGACAGTGCGTACCGTGTTGCGTCGGAAATATTTGTGTTAGCAGTCAAGTATGGATTAACGTCTGCTGGTGTTAAACCGGCAGCTTTAATAGCGTTGTTGATGTCCGCCGCCGTTGCAAACGGGTTGTCTTGAATCCATTTGTTGATGTTCGCACCCACATTAACGTTATTTGCAGCGGCGTACGCTGCCCCAGCGGACGTTGCCCCAGCGGTATTTGTAGCACCGGTATTTGTAGCACCGGTGTTTAAAGCCGCAAGCCCTGTGGCCGCTGGGGGCGTATATGCGATACCAAATTCATCGGCTCGGCTAAGGTCAGAAGTTAACGGAACGCCGCTACCAGAATAAAGCATTCCGCTCGTGCCCGTGTTGTCTAACTTAACATACCCAGCGTTCCCAGTTGGGCTGGTGTACATCTGCGATGTCGCTGCTTTAGCTGCCGCTACGGGGTCAGCCGAACTCATGATAGAACCCCAGTCACGTGTGTCTTTGTTAGAGCCGACTACGCCATATAGCAAATTAGACGCTTCGGTAGGGTCGGTTATGCCCGTTTTGTCCATCCACTCTCTCATGTTGGGCATAGCACCGCCCACAGCGTAACCGGGTACGCCGCCTTCAGCCAAAGCCACGATACCGCCACCATCTTTGTAGCCACGGTACAGATCAGAATAACTGCGCCCGCTTGTGTTGTACACATTAGCGTCTGTACTGGCAACATCTACAAACTGACGGCCATCCCAACGTTTCTCACGGATTCTGCCGGGACTCATAGGTGTCGGTGCTTGTCCGGGAGTCGTTGTGCCAATATCGCTTAGTACGGGTAGTGCAGCGGCAGCAATTGGTTTCCAGTTTTGTTTTGCAAAAGCCATGGGGTCTTTTAAAGCTGCATCAAAACCTGTTGACAACATACCTGTTGTAGAAGGCGTTGCGCCTGCGGCAACTTTAGCACTGTCCGCCAATCGTGTTAAACCTTCAGCACCAAAACCAGCATTTTGTTCAGCCAACATAGCGGCTTGCGAACCTGCGCCAGTAGCCGCTCCTTCTACACCCATTGCTGCTGCATTGCTAGCCGCTGTCCCTGCACCCGCGCCTATTAAACCTTCCCCAATACCAAAGCCACCATACGCACCCAGCCCGGCCATGAGGCCCTTAGACAAACTGCCAGTAGCAATACCAGTGATACCGCCCACAATAGCACTAGCGCCCATAGCAGAACTAACAAGACCAAAACCGGCGGGGCCAAGCGCAAAGCCTGCCAATATTGGCAACAAAGACTTCAGGAAGTTAGCTTCGGGTAAACCCGTATCAGGATTAACAGTCAGTGATCCGCCATGTTTCATGGCCAAAGCCTGCAACCCGTGGACTTCGCCGGGCGTCATGTGAACAAGCATTGAATCGCCGTCGCGACCCTTGGACGCCATGTGATTGGCTAGTACGTGAAGGCTCATGGTTGCCTCTCAAAATGGGGGTTGGTCGATAATATCATGGTGGGAGCGCAGACACAAATGAAAGTGTGGCTACGACGGAAGCTGTGGACGGTTTAGTTGGCGTGCCCGAAGCTGGGTATGTCTGGATTGTTACGTCTACATTAGTAGTTGACCAGTAGATTTGAACGTAGTCGCCTGCATTCATATTTAGGAAATAGTTCCAGCCTTTAATGTCGTGAAACGGGACACCCACACTTTTTCTAGCGGGCAGGCCAACTAAACCAGTTGAGCCAGTAATGTCCGTGCCGTTTTGCTTTAACCAAATAAAAACATCTTGGGGTGCGTTATCTAAGTTTTGCAACTGCACACTAAACTGCAAGTTGTAGATACCTGCGTTTGCCACTGTTATTTTTGAACCCGTTTGAAGCGATACCTCGTTAGAGAAGTCCGTTACAGACAACGCTATCAGCGTAGCGGTGTTAACAGTGGTTGTTTGGTCTGTAAAGTCAGAAAAAGCTCCATACGGAAACGCTAAGTACTTACCGCCCGCATTGCCTGTAATCTCGGTAAGAGCATTTTGTATTTGGTTAAAGTACAGACGTAAGATATTGGTAAACTGATCTTGGTAACGGCGTTCGTACTTATCCGTGCCCAGCGGTAAACTAGGTGGAGATGGGTTAATCAAGCGGTTGTTTGTTGTCATTAACGCCTGCCGTCAGGTCTGATGTCAATACGTGGTGCGCCTAGTTGCCATGTTGTATTAACTTGGTTTGAACTAATCTTAAAGATCATCTGGCGACCACGCATACGTGTAAATATTGTGCCAGTGAACTGTTCTGTAATGACGTATGTACTACTTTTAGCTACAGGTTGTGAGGCCGTACTTGTAACCCCAGAGCCAGAGTTAGCCAGTCCTTGCAGAGTCATTGACACCGAAGGCAAAGCGCCTGCGGGAGTGCTCGTAGCGTTTCCAAAAGTCAAGTCAGGTAAGACGCGCCACACAAAACCAAAGTTATGGCCGTCACCAATATCAAACTCAGACGAGCTAATGTAAGCATCAATTGCAACAGCGGTGCCGGTCGTATTGTCATTTAAACCTGTTTCGTGGTTAATCAGGTTGCCTGTTAGCGTAGCCGTAGTGTAGTTCGCCGCAATAGGAACAGACTGCAAACCGGAGTCAAGCCAAGCAGTACGAGACATAGTGCCGTAGTACCAGATTTTTTCCATATAGTTGTAGATAACGTACTTGTCAATGGCCGACGCGTTGGCTGAACAGTAGAACCACCAGACCTCATTAAAGCCCTCGTTTGTGCCAGCAAACACTTGTAGTGCTTGCTCTTGGTTAAGGTCGCCAAACACAAAGCGGCGCAGGTCGCAGTTTAAAGTATTTACACGGCCATCGTAGGAGTAGAACTTGTCCACACCCATCCAGTACACAATACCTGAAGCAATTACAGCCGCGTTAGGCCCCATGATTGAGATGTTATCACCGAGGAGTTGTGGCACCCAGACATATGGGGGGCCAAGGTACTGAAGCGAATATATGGCCGAGTCGGTAAACATCACAACTTCTTGACGAGTCTGAATCGTAGCCACAATCTCAGAGCCGTGAGAAATACGTATAAACCCCGCTTGATTAGTTGGGTCAGGTGTCCAGTTGTAAATATCGTCTTGCGCTGACCAGCGAATCAGCATGGGGTCAAGCACGCTCGAGCCATAGTCGTTACAGCCAAACGCAATTACAAAGCGTGATGTGTCAGAAACGGTCATGTTGTTCTGCACAGTTGGCACATCCACAATCAGGGATATATATACTCCTGTGCCCGTGGAAGTAGTATTAACCGCGTTGCCTGCGCTGTCTAAAAGCTTGAATGTCAACCCGTTAACTTCAAATACGTAATACGTAGTAGCCGCAGAGATGCCTGTAGGTAAAGATGTGGTGGCCGCAAACTGAAGCGCAGCGCCTTCTGTAAACAAAACAGTTGAAGTCACCACAGTCGGTGAAGCGTTGGTAAACGTTACATTACCGCCAAGCGAGTTGAGTAATACGCCCCGAGTAGTAACGCCGTTGTTGGCAGTCCAGTAGTAAATACCGCCTGTGCGGGGGCCATACACTAAGTCTTGGCCGTAGTTAATCTGGTTCCACAAACGCAGGGCAGACGTAGATGTCCCGCCGTTACCCCATGTTGTAGCCGCCTGACCCCAAGTACCAGCACCCCAACCAAGAAGCGGGACAGGAATAGCAGGGCCAACATTGATTTGGTATGTGGCTACAACAGAAGCACCACCTCCGCCAGTATCCGATGCGTTGGCTGTAGCCGAGGCTGTAAACGTGTAACTGTTAGCGTCAATAACATTTAAGATTTGGTACTGTGCGTTTAATACCGTAGCCGTAATATTCCCACCAAGGCTAACAGCGCCACTGAACGTAACAAAATCTCCTGTCAGTGCGCCATGCGATGTGTCTGTAACGGTGATTACAGCAGAGCCATTTGTAGCTGCAAACGGATTGTTGTTGATTGTGGAAGTTGCGCGGATAGGCGTGATGTCGTAGTAAAGCCCGCCTTGATTGATGTAGAACTTAAGGTTTGTGCCAACGCCAACCAGATTATCGCCACCCAGCGTTACCCAATTCCACAATGAACGGCATACGCCTTGGAAATAAGCAGCAGAGAAAGGTTGCCAGCCACCGATTACTTCGGGATTACCCTGACGAAAGCGTACCTTGTCGGCCTCGTACCAACCACCCTCGGTGGTGTAGCGGGTGTTCTCTTTATTCACCCCCGGCTTGAACAGGATTTTTTGTAATGGCATTTTTAGTCCAGCAATGCGCACTCAGCAGTGCGCCGTTTAAGCAAGCCCGGCAACACCTTGCCGCCGCCTTTAGTCCAGAGCATCAGTTGTTCTTTTGCTCCTTCCCAATCATTGGCGTTGATTTTCCTCTTTAACGTAGATGTTTGCAAGCGGCCTGTGCCCAAATTATAAGCAAAGTCCACGATGGCGTTGCACTTACGTACGTCTGTAATCAGGCCGGGACAGTTACGCAGAACACCGGGTAGGTACGTGTGTTCAAGCTCAATCATTAAAAGGGTGTGAGCCTCTTCCTGACTCATTGGCGCGTCTTCTAAAGTCACCTTGCGTTTGTCTGCGTAGTAGGTAGAACCATAGCCAATCGTGGCTACGTTGGCAGGGCAAAGATACGGCTTGGAGCGAAAACCCTCAAACCGTCTGCACATCTCTGCGGCTAGTTCTAAGTTCATAGCCCGCGCTGCTTCAGAGTTCTATCGAGGAACCAATAGTTAATTGTTCCAGCCAAGAGTGCCGAGAAGTCAGGCGACATCATCATCTTGAAGACTTCCATAGGGGAAGCGCCTGCAATCCATGAGTTCCAACCAAACCACAAATGCACAAAAGACCAGACCAAAAGAATCCAGTATGTAACGACAGGGCGAACAGATGCAGACAAACTAGCCGCCCAACCACCAGCAGCTTTGACCATTGTGGCTTGTTGCTCTATTGCAGAGTTAAAGGCGTCCATTACACCTACGTCAACAGCAGCTTCACGCTGCGCTCCAATCTCAGCCAGTTTCATCTGACCTCTGATTTGCTCTAGTTCACACTGACGGGAGAACATTGCCATCTCGTGCATGCGCTCGTTCTTCTTGTCAAAGAACTTGAGAACTTCTGGAGCCAAGCGAAAAATACCGCCTAGCGCCCCACCCAATATTCCACCAAATACTTCAAACATAATTATTCCTTACAAGTTTTTGATTTGTCGTCATTTTGCATGAGTTTGATACCAGACAGGAATCCAATCATGCCGCCGATAAGAGTAGAAAAAGCGGGTGAAATCATCTTAAATATTTCTGCGTTGTCCACTTCCTTGGCCCACAAACCTAACATGAAGCTGATTACCATAGCCAATACAGAGATGCACAGGGTCGTGCTTACCATAAGGGTGACCCACAGCGTCAGCTTGTCCTTGGTGTCCGGCGCAGGTTTCCTGACTGGTCTGGGTGGTGGTTTTCTGGTCATACAAGTTTGTCAATCTCGCGTTTAAGGTTTGTGATGTCAATGTTTACCGTTATCTGCCGCATCCTGTATTCATAAATTTCATACTCATACTGGTGAAACTTTTTTACCTGCTTGTCCACTTGTACTTGCACCGCACGTTCAGCGTCCAGCTTCTCTACCCGCTTGGCAAACACTTCTGCTTGCACATTGGCTTGGGGCTGGACAATCGGATACCACTTGTCGTAGCTGATCTTCATTTCTTCTCTCGCTCAAGTGCATTTTTGTATCCATGAATGACTTTAGTTCTGAGTTCTGCTGAATCCGCCGCGCCCGCCCACTCTGACAAGTTGTTCCATATCGCCACATAATCTTGGCTTCGGCAAAACTTTGCATTGTTTGTTAACCACACGGACATCTGCTGATGGCGCTCTGAAGGGTTGTGGATTGTCCAAGCAATTGACCAGAACTCGCGCACATGGCAGCCATTCTTGGCTACGGCTCCAACTAGCCCCAACAGTAGTAACAGAATGAGCCAACGCATTTATCACACCATACTCCATGCAATTATGTACGTGCCATAGATGACGAAGGCCACTATACAGGCCGCCGCAATGAATGCTTCAGCCCAGTCCCACATGGCTAGACCGTCACGGTTCCTGTGCCAGAGGTAAACGTATAAATGGTGTTACCGCCAGAAGTTGTCAGGGTGTAATTTAAGCCAACATCAATAGATGTTAAATTAGCAAATGTTGATGAGTAAGAAATAATAACTACGCCTGAACCACCAGCACTTCCATTTAAAGCAACTTGCGAACTTGTGCCAGATGCCGCACCACCTCCTCCGCCTGTATTTACAGTTCCCGCAGTTCCACTACTATTGGGTGATGTGCCGCCCGTACCACCACCGCCAGAACCTCCAGCACCACCAGCATACGACCCTCCATTACTTGAACCACCGCCACCGCCACCGCCACCTCTGGTTACGGATGTTCCAGTAATGCTTGATGCCGTTCCTGCTCCACCTGCTGCGCCTACTGCGCTACCTGAAGTTGAGCCAACAGCACCAGCACCACCTCCACCGCCTCCAGATTGACTGCCCCCAGTACCGCCATTATTTCCTTGAGATGGAGATGTGGATGGGGAGTTGCCAGAGCCACCACCATTGCCATTTGTGCCGCCTCCGCCAGAACCGCCAGAACCTACTGTGTATGGTTGTGTTGCACCATTACTGCCACCGCCACCGCCAGTAGATGTAATAGAAGAAAAAACAGAATTAAACCCTTGCCCTCCAAAACTACCGCCAGTTTGATTTACTGTGCCACCAGCACCAACTGTTACAGTAAATGATGCGCCAATAGCAAAAGATGCGCCTGTCCTGTAACCACCTGCGCCACCACCGCCGCCTCCGTCATACCAATATGTTCCAGCCGTTCCTGAACCACCACCGCCACCGCCAGCAATAACAAGGTAATTGACTGATGATGGAGGAGCAACATTACCCGCTGTGGGCCATTGTCCTAGTTTGGCATACGCGGCTTGTTGGTCAAGCGTCCAAATACCTGAAGCTGTGCTTGTTTGGTACGGGCCACTAGGCACTACGGGTGTCTTAGTAATTAAACCACCCGGATACTGCTTAGACATTTGTTACCTCAACCCATGAAGTTGTTGGCTCGTCCCAGCGATAAAATTTACCCGCCTCAATTGGCATGGGTGTTGGGGCGTTCCAAATACATTTGGCTTCATCAAGAACCCAAGATGCAAATGGCTTGGGTGCAATAAAAGCATCGCGGCCTGCATCGTATGTGTAGCCCATACCAGCGTAATTCTTACGATAAGGTATGCCGCCGTTGCTGTGAACGCCACCATAAGTGTTGTAACTTGTGCGTTTACACATTTGACCACGGAACTCGCCGTACCACTGCTCCCAATCAATACCGTCTTCGCCCTCGTTTTTGCCAACGATGACTTCTGTAACAAGATTGTTTGAATCTAAAAATGCGTAATGCGCCATGATTTCTCCTATGACAAAATAAATGTACCGCTACCAGCGGTAATGGTCGTGACTTTTTTGCTGCCAACCGTTACCGTGGACATTGTTAATCCTGATTGAGAAACAGTAAAGGTTGCTGGGCAGGAAATAACAACAACACCTGAACCGCCAGCACCACCAACTCCAACAAGACCACACCCACCACCGCCACCGCCTGTATTTGCAGTTCCAGCAAAACCACTGCCGGTATCTCCACCATTACCGCCCCCACCTGTGCCGCCCGTGCCTCCATAGGCATTCGCACTGTGACGACCGCCACCTCCACCACCGCCGTAGTAAGTGCCACTAGATGCGGGCCACTCTATACCTACACCACCATTAGCAGAACTATTTGGAGTTGCACTACCGTTCTGACCTGCCGCACCCGCGCCACCGCCACCACCGATTCGGTATGTTGCCGCCTGAGAACCTTCAACGTTTCCATACCCAATACCGCCACCGCTAGGGTTGGCTTGTGTCACAGAACCAGTAGGGAAGCCGTTTGCACCACCGGAACCCATAGAGCCACCACTTATCAGTCCAGCCCCACCTTGAGAATTATCACTGCCTCTACCGCCACCAGAAGCAGTAGATGTTCCAGCACCATGTGCAAAACTTGAATTTGACCCAGCGGTAGAACCCGGGCCACCACCGCCAACTGTTACCGCATAACTTGCCGCAGTAAAGGTAAAGCTATTGTAAATTACTAAACCGCCAGCACCACCCGCGCCACCGCCATCGTTAGCACCACCACCACCGCCGCCAGCCTGTACTACATACCAATCTGGAATATCAGGTGTCACACTGTTAGATGCCGCGCTTGCAGAGCCAGTCCCACTTGCGTTTGTTGCGGTTACGGTAAATGTATAAGCCGTACCAGATGACAAACCAGAAACCGTAATTGGTGAAGATGCGCCTGTACCCGTAATTCCACCGGGGCTTGATGTAACTGTATAACCTGTAATTGTTGCTGGAATACCCAAGTTGCTTGGCGCTGTAAAAGTTACAGATACCGATGTAGGACTAGCTTGTGTAGCCGTGCCAATAGTGGGAGCACCGGGAGGCGCAGGCCAAGTGCTAGCCGCAGTAGCTTGCATTTGCTGTCTTGATGTCCAAATTCCTGAATAATTAGGCATTATTTATCCTATGACAAAATAAATGTACCAGTACCAGCAGTAATAATTGTTACCTTTTTGCTACCCTCTGTTACTGTCGTCATTGTTAATCCTGATTGAGAGACAGTAAACGTGGATGGGCAAGAAATAACAACAACACCTGAACCGCCATTGCCGCCAGCATTAGCACCGTTAATGCCACACCCACCACCGCCTCCACCTGTGTTTGCAGTTCCCGCAGAGCCGCTACCAGTGTTTCCGCCATTACCTCCGCCGCCTGTACCGCCTAAACCAAAGTTAGCCGCAGAAGAATGTCGTCCTCCTCCTCCGCCTCCGCCGTAATAAATACCAGAACCCGCAGGCCATTCTATGCCTGCACCACCATTGCCAGAACCATTTGCATTGACGTTACCATTTTGACCTGCCGCGCCAGCGCCACCGCCACCACCGGGACGATACGGGCTGAAATTCAAAGTACCTTGTATATTTCCATACCCGATACCTCCGCCGCTAGGATTAGCTTGTGTTACAGTGCCAGTAGCCGGAGGTGCTCCTGATGAACCAGCAGAACCTACGGAACCACCACTTAGAATAGCACCACCTTCAGAATTATTACCGCCTCTACCACCACCAACAGCAGTAGATGTACCCGCGCCATGTGCAAAACTTGACAGAGTTCCAGCCGTGGAGGCGGTGGGAGACACAGGAGAAGTACCGCCACCGCCTATTGATACTGAATAACTTGTAGCAGTAAAAGTAAAATTATTGTAAATTACAAGACCACCCGCGCCAGCCGCGCCACCGCCATCGCCATTACCACCACCTCCGCCGCCAGCTTGTACTAAGTAAAAATCTGTTGTGTAGTAGCTAACAGGAGTCACGCTGTTAGATGCCGCACTTGCTGGGCCTGTACCAAAAGAGTTTGTAGCCGTAACTGTAAATGTATACGCCGTGCCAGTTGACAAACCTGAAACTGTAATAGGAGAAGATGCACCAGTACCTGTAATTCCACCGGGTGATGAAGTGACTGTATAACCTGTAATGGCTCCGCCGCCCTGATTAGGCGCAGTAAAGGTTACAGATACCGATGTAGAACTGGCTTGTGTAGCCGCGCCAATAGTAGGCGCATCAGGTAATTTCAACCCGTTATAGGAAGCGGTAATAAACCCGCCGGGATAGCGTTGGGACATCTTCTACCCCGATCAGGAAATGACTTCGTACGAGATGCTGTATGTGATGCCGCTGGCTGTGCCAGATGTCACTGAAATTAATTGGTTTTCCATCAAATAAATGGCTGTTGTTTTATCCACAACAATAAGTGAAGCATCAGCAGGGACAGACACTGTAGATACAACCGGATAAGCTGTACCGCTTGCGGGGGCAGAGCCTTGCGTAGTAACAGATGACCCAACATAAATAGATACCGTAGTATCTACCGCAGAAGTGCCGTTCACGTTGGCCGCAACGATCTGATTGATCTTAAAGACCTGACCGCTTGTAGAGGTGTTAGCCACCAAGATTACCGCAGTTATAGCGCTAGGTGTGAGATACGTTGTTGTGCCTGACGCTGTGGTCGCGGCGAAAAGATTTGGATTTGCCATGTTTAACTCCTTAGAATCCGAAGACCATTGCGATTGCGGTAACTTTAGCCTGCGATACGCCTGCTGCCGCGAAAGAAAGATTACCAGTACCATCTGTAACAATGGCCTGACCAGCTGCGCCGTCTACACCGGGTAGTGTAAACGTTACATTAGTAGCAACCGTGCTGGGAGCTTGAAGCGCTACATACTGACCACCTGTTGTATCTTCAAAGCGAACATCGCCCTGTGCAGTGACGTTGACCTGCGTAGCTACAACTGTGCTTGGTGTGGTTGCACCAACAGAACCATTTAATGGGCCAGATAAACCTGCCGCAGTTAAGATAGTCCCGTTAAACGTCATATTGGCAGAACCTGCCAAGTTACCAGTACTGTTAAACTGAACCTGTGTATCAGAACCGCCAGCCGATGCGCCTACGCGCACGTAGTCTGTACCGTTAAACGCTACCAATGCTTTGTCAGCTACAGCAACCGTGACACCTGTCTGGCCACTTGCTTTGATTGTGACTGAGCCGCCTGTAGCATCGTTAATTACAACGTAAGTTTTGCTGTAGCTTGGGGCTGTAATGACCTTGGTTGTAGTCAACGCACCCGATACACGAACAACCGCGTGTTGGGCTGTAACTGTACCCGCACCCGCCAATGTAGACGTGATGTTGGAAGCACTGGCGCTACCTGTAGTATTTGCAAGAGTTACTGCGCCATCACCTGTCAGTGTCAGCGTAGCTGCAATAGCCAAGTTGGTATATTCAGTAATACCGTTATTAACAGTATCGCCCCACGTACCCGAGAGCGTGCCCTGCGTTGGGGTTAATAACCCTAGTTGTCCTGTCGTTGCTGCCATGTTCGTTCCTTACGAAGTATTTATATTCTGCCAAACTGTTGACTGTTTGTCATCAATTAATTTCCAGTAAACAGCCACTACACTTCCAACACTGCCTGTTGCCCCGTTGCCCGTCAAACCAAACGTCCTAGGCGTGCCCATTGTTCCTACAGCGCCTGTTGAACCTATGCCAGACAATCCAACCGCTATTACGTAGCCTACGGTTCCAACAGAAGCCAACGCTTGGTTAGAGTTTAGCGGCACAATTGGCCCACCAACAAAACCTTGCGCAACGTTACCTGTTATTCCTAAAGTGTTTGCAGCTACAACTGTACTTACATCCCCAATTGCCCCAATGCCTGACAGCGCTTTAGTAACCGCATTTACTACAGACCCAACTTCACCAGAAGCTGCTACCCCTGTTAGCGCAAATGACAGGCCACCGGTTGAAACACTACCAACCTCGCCCGTAGCGCCTACGCCAGTAATTGCAAAGCCGTAACCAAACCCTACGTTAGTACCGCCCCAAACTCCGTCACCCCAAGCATCGCCACCCCAAGGTATACCATTTAAACCTGTCGCACTGACTCCCGTAAGCGCCAAACTAACGTCGTTAGTACCCCATGCGCCGTTGCCCCATGTTTCGGAACCCCATGCGACAGACATATACTACCTTTAAGATGTAGCGATACGCAACAACGCAGCAGCAGTGGTATTAGCAGGCATAGTCAGTGTGAACGTACCAGCGGTAATTGTTTGAGAACCAAAGGTATGAACACTGACAGCCGTATTGCCTTGCGTGGAGTTATAAATCAACAATGCGTCAAACGCAGTTGTCAAAGTCACGGTTGTGTACGTAATCGAAGCCGTAGGCGTTGTAAATGCAGTGCCAGCGGTTGTAGAGGTATTAGTAGCAGTTGGGGCATTCCATGCAGGAGAACCTGTAATCGTTACGCCACCAGCGGTATAACCTGTACCCGACACTTCATTAGAAGCACTGTATGCGGTAGTACTTGCGTTCACCGTAGCAGAAGTTAAATACAAAGCCGCTTTAAACGTATCAACAGTGGGCGAAGTCAAACTGGCGCGCGAAACAAGCGTAATTGCTCCAAATTGATGCCCGCCATTGAGCAGTTGCCCCATAAACGAAGTGCACATTGCTTGTGTATTTGCCATGATATTTCCTTATGTAAGAGACGCGGCTTCAGCCGAGAGTGTGACTGTTTGCTTTAACTGAACATGCGCCGAACGGTGGACAAGTTCGCCGTCCAACCAATACTCCACCCATGTGGTTGTTTCGTTGTCATTATCCAATGAACCTTCACGCTTTTCAAGCAATGATTCGTCCATATCACCTTTGGTTGTGGTAATCAATTTGAACTCCTAATAAGAGCCGCCGTAGCGGTGTTGGCTGGCATTGTGATTGTAAACGTAGTAACAGATGTTTTGTCAGACCCAAAGTCCAACACAGCTACCGACTTGTTACCTTGGGTGGCGTTGTAAATCAACGCGCATCTTGCGGTGATTGCGCCTGTCCAAGAGATGTTTGGGAAGCCCACATAGGCGGTGTATCCTGAAGACGACACCGTAATCGGTGTTAACTGCGCCCCGCCAGCAGAGTAAGTGCCTGTGTTAGCTATTTCGTTAGTCGCACTGTACACAGTCGTGTCTTCGTTTAAATCCGCGCTGGCTGTATACAAAGCAATCTTAATAACGTCAGTTGTCAAGTCGTGTATGCCTTGATACAACTGCGCCTTAAAACTGGTGGTTTGGGTCTGGATAATAGACATATCAAGTTACCCTCTGACGGAACTGACCAGAACGGTACGCGTCTTGACGCTCCATACCATCACCCAAACGCTTGGCCAATGCAAGAGCTTCCATAAACTTCTGGTTGTATAGTGTCATCATGTCGGCCTCACCCTTCATGTAGGTGTAAGCCTCAACCAAAGACGCGTACAACAGCACCGTGTCAAAGTTATCACCCAACCATGTTTGGCCATCTACCGCAACCGTAATAGATTCTGGGTAGTAGTAATAGTGCAACTCAACACCGTAGCTTGCGTCGGCTGTCGGGCCAATTATGAACGAAAGCTCGTCATAAATTACAGAAGTTAATACCGTTGGGCCAAACAGTGCGTAGTACTTAGGTGTGCCTGTATCTGTGGGCTGTGGATATGCCTGACGAATAAAATTAACGTCTTTGTTAAGTAAGTACTCGTAGTTACCACTAGCGTCAATGACCGCCATAGAGTACACAGCCAAGAAGTCAAGGGGGCAGTCCAAATACTTTGTGTTTACCGCAATCGTGCTTGTCACGTTCTTGCGGATAGAGGGGAACTGAACCGAGTTATAAATACGCTGCTCAGCCTGCGTAACGAACACGGGGATATTAGCCACGAAATCTGCTTCCGTGTTCTCCGTGTACGCTTGGATCGCGTTGCTGAGTGCGGTGTAATTCATGCCATCGGGCCTCTGGCAATCGTGCCTTTGGTTGCCGCGCCGTTACCACGGGTGACGATACCGGATGTCTTAGTGGTTTCGTTACCAGCCGCTTTGCTGATGTTGCCAATAGACATATTAACGGTGTCGGCTTTACTGCGGTTTGGGGAATTGCCGGGGTTTGTAGACGCAACAACAGGCGCACCACTCATGGTGTGGGGCTTGGCGTACGCAGAAGCAGGTAGATTGTTAATCTTGGCCATGTTATTTCCCCTGATTTGTAACTTTAGCCATACCGCGGCCATACTGAAGCATCATCTCATTGGTCTTACCACCCTTGGCAAGCTTTGTGGGCTTTTTGCCGGGGTGCATATTCTTCTCGTGTTTACCAATGGCAGACTTCACCATCTTCTTGTCTTGTGTCATGTCTTTCATAACTAACTCCTAAGTAACTGTTACTGTAACTGTACCAACATTTGTTGTTGCCACCAAGTAATTCTGTGTCAAAGCAACATCAAAATTACTGGCCCCACCCACAGGGTTCCAACCCCACTGAATATCCCGCGAACCGCCAGTCAAACTGCCACCAGCGTTAACACCTGCCGTAACGTACGTTGTGTCCTTGCGGGGATTACGCACAGCCTGCGGATCATCCACTGGATACATACCCAACAACAACTGCGGCTGATCGGGATCAAAACACTGCGGGCACACAAGCAGATTATAAATCTTTGTCTTCTGTATCTCTTTACGCAGTGCCGTCAATTTGAACTGTTGGCCGCATCTATCGCACATGGCGATACTGTTTTTACCAGAAGCAAACCGATTGCCCATTTACGTACCACTGCCAATAAACATTTGCCTCGGAACAAAACGAACCGAAGCCTTCTCACGATCTTCATCAGCGGCTAACTGCCAAGCTTCATCGTATTGTTGTTTCAAGACGGGCAGACGTTCAGCGCCATTCTCAATCTTAAGAGCCAAGTAATAGGCAAGACCTGCCACCATACAGGGCAGAAAACGGAAAGGTACGTCCATCGTGCGTACACCCCCGCCAGCATCATCAATACGGCGCATGCGCCAGTAAACAAACTGATACGTTACGCTGTTGTCTGGAGTTGGCCAGAGGGTCACAGAGGGCAGATTCTGCGTGAATACAGCCACACCTGTTAAATGCGTTGCAGCAGTCGTGCCGTTTTGCCCACGGAAGCAGTTATTAAGCACGTTGCCAGAAATGTAACCGTACTGCACTGTCTCGTTTTCAATCAACAAGAACCCTGTAGCGGGTAATCCAACTACTGAAGTTAACGTAATTGTGGTGGCCGTAGCTGTAATCCCGCCGTTAAGCGTGGTGCCAATGGAAGAAGTCTGGCCATCCAAACGCTGATACCACACCTGAATAGGGCGGGCTTGTTGCAGTTTGTTGGGGATTGTGGCGTACGTAGAAACACTGATACGCGTGATGGTTAGGTCAGACTGCGTGGATGCGCTACCCGCACCCGTGCGAATCACATGTTCCAGTAGATCCACCGTATCTACGGGCAGTGCGTAGTTGTTTAGACCCGGAGTCAGGTTAATTGTCCCCTGCTCAAACGTCCACATATTGACACCACGGTTTGCCCAATCAGCAAACATCAAGTTCAATGAACGACGTGCTGTACGTAAGTCGTAGCCCGTGCGCAACTCCGAACCGGCGCGTTCAAACGCTTCCTCAACCAACTCAGTGAGGTCAAGATTAAACGCTGCGGTTCCTGAAGTGGTCATCTAAATCCTGCCGTTTTCTTTGCAATCGTTTTAGGTTGTGCTACGAATTGTTTACCGGCGGCTTTTCCGGCTCGCTTGGCTTTGGTCGTCGCAGCGTACTCACTAGCGCTGAGACTTTTGATCGCAGCTTTTGGAAGGTATCGTTCACCAGTGTCAGAAGATTTTTTACCACTTTTGGTTGTCCAATCTTGTTTGCCCCAGTCTTTGAGGGACTGTTGCGGTTTTTTAATCACGGTAGCCACCACCTGCGGCTTTGTATCGTTTAGCCATGACTTGCGCTTTTCTCGCGCTCCATTGCCCTGCGCCAGTACCAACAATTGCCGCAGCTTTGACGCTGTTAAAAATCCGTTTACGTAAACCGGGCTTGGTGTAGTTACCAGCTTCGTTTACTTTGGATTTGACCTTCCCACCCTCTTTATACTGGGTAAAGTCAGTGTCGTCCCGCCGGGCTTTCTTCTTGCCCTTGGGCATCTTAGAGGGGGAGATGTCCCCCATACCACGGCTTGCCATCATGATGTCAGCACATCTTTCCGCGGGTCTTGCCTTTAGTGGCAATACCATCTGCACGTTTGGAAGCGGAGCTCACTGAACCGCCGGAAGCATAGCCTTTGACTGCGCCGCCTTTTTTGTAATAGGTATTAGCGCGTGGCTCGTTGCTAATTCCCCTATCATATTCGGCACGTGTTGTGGGGCTGATGTTCGCTTCCTGAAACGCTGACTCTGCTGCCGCACTCATAGGGCGTGACTTAACAGCCGGTTTAGCAGGTGATGACGCAGGTTTCTTGGTGGGGCTAACGGTCATGGACGTACCGGCTTCGCCATATTCTCTGGCGTTTGGGTTAGTCAACATGCGTTCAGTACGTCTGTTAGCCGCTTCCATTGCGTCCATGCCAGAGTCGTCTTCCATACTCTGAGGCGCTTTGCTAGCATCTCTATCAGCAGCTATGCGTCGTTCCGCCGCAGCGGAAGTTGACTTTTCGTCTTTTTCATCGCTTTTTTTGTCGCTTGCTTTGTCGCCTTTTTTAGACAACATGTAGCCCAATGTGCCAAGAGCGGCGAGCGAAGCTAAATTTCTACGTGCCATGATTAACTCCTTAGCAGGCTTTGCCGCCCTTGTTCATCTTAATCATTGCACCTTTGGTTTTACCCTTGGTAGCAACACCGTCTTTGCTAGGGGCAGCCGTTTTAACTTTGCCCATTGCCATACCACCACCAGCCATTTTGCTAGCGCCTTTTTTCTTGGCCATCATTGCCATGAAGCCGGGATTCATTTTGCTTGCCATAGTATCACCACCTTTAGAAAATTTGCGGTTCTATTCCGCGTTTGAAGAATCTTTTTTCCTGCGAATCAACTCAGCAAAAGGTTTACCCGCAATCATCTCGGTGATCCGCATGCCTGTCCACACAATCGTAAACAGTGCGGCAACCGCAGGAAGTAATTGCATTACCGTACCAATAGCCGTAACAGCGGCAACGCCATCCGCTACATTCTTTAAGGTTTCGACGTTCTCTTGGTTCATACCATTCGCCCTTTTGTCTTGCCCTTGGTGGCACAGCCATCAGCCGCAGTTACATAGCCCCCGTCCTTACAGTTCCATGCCCTCAAAGACTTATTGATCCGTGAATCTGGATCGTTGGCAGTCTTGGCGCTTGTCAGCTTCTTCTTCATGCCACTCATCCTTGCACAGAAGGAGTCGCGCCGTGAGCCGCCCTCGGGTTGAGGACGTTTCAATCCGGGTTTCCCGGGGTTGGCCGCGTTGTACGAAGCCCGCCCCTTGGCGTTCAAGCCACCCTTCTCGGATTTGCCCTCTTTGCGAGTCCATGCTGGAGACTTAGCCATAAAAAATTGTGACCGAAGTTACGTTCGTCACAGTTCCATGAATATTGGTGCTGAATAAAACACCCTCGCCCGGAAATATAAGATACGTAGGTTGCGTAGCAGAAGCCACGGTGTTAAGCGTCATAACGGTTGCGCCGCCTGACCCGCCATCTTTAAATATCACACTACCAGCCGTGGCTGACGGAACCATATAAACAGCTTTGACCCTTGCTCTAGCAAGAGCAGTGGGTGTTTGATTGGTAAATTGCCCCGTAGCAGTTAGCGGGACACTTGCCTGTACATCCGTTTGCATCGACATAATCAATCTCCTTTAAAAACGGGGCCTAAGCCCTTTGGGTTGATTAGGAGTTAGCGAATGGTGTGGCAACAGTGCCTGTGCCTAACACCGTGCCAGTAACCATGTACTTGTTAGCAGCAATGGCAACAATCTGTACCCATGAACCGGCAACACCGCCAGTGGTAGTGCCATTTAAGTTAATAAAGTCATTGGCAGCGGCGGCTGAAAAGCCAACCAAAGCGGCTCCGTCTGAATCAACGTCATTCATAACAATTGTGCCAACGTATTTATCAGTGCCGTCTGTACCAATCTTCAAAGAGCTTGTAGAGATGGTAGTAGGAACCCAGATTGTGTAAACAACGCCTTCGTTATTGGCTGTGCTTGGGTCTTGACCGGGGCCAGATGTTGTGGAGTTAGCTGAAACATTAATTGCGGGCAATGTCAATGTCAGTGCAGCCGCTAAAGAACCGCCAACAGCAATGATACGACCGCCGTGAGCTTCGGGGGTTAATGTGGTGCTTGTTGTGATGTCAACAACAGCCGCTGGGCCTTGTTGATAAATGCCGCCCAATGAACGAATTGGGCCTTGAAACGTAGTGCGTGCCATGATTTTTCCTTACATACAAGTTAAGTGCATCAGTCTGTATGTCGTCAGCCGGGACTGTCTAATGCACCGGATAAGCCCGGAATGGGGTCAATATACACCAAATAAAAAGGGGGCACAAGGCCCCCTTCAAATATTTCCGAAGAAATATTAGGTCGAACCGGGTGAACCGAAGACACCCAATGGATCGCTAAAGCCAAAGCTGTAACGCTCACGGGCTTTGTAACGAACGTTACCTGTATCAAAGTCACCGTCCATGCCAGTAGTCAAGGCCATACGCTCAAAGTGCTTCAGGCCGTTAGGAACGTCTGTGCACAAGAACCAAGCATTGGTGTCTGTCAGGTAGTGGTTAATTGTGTAACCTTCAGGGATTGAACCGTTGTTCTTCAACGCGTTGATGTCGTTGTCAGCGGTACCAACACGGAGGTTAGTCTCGAGCAAACGAGTAGCAACGAACTGAAGTGCAGGAGGCACAACCAATTTTCTAGGTTTAGCGGCGATCAACAAGCCACGCTCATCAGTCCAAGCGGCGATCTGAATCACAGCGTTTTCCAACGATG